ACAGGCGTGAACCCGGTAGTCTATAACGCTCTCTCTCTCGGTAAGAATCTCGCCACCGAGCAATTCGGTGCGGAGTTCTACGAGAAAGGCGGCAATATCAAGGCTGTCATGGAGGTGGATGGCTCAATGGGTGACGATGCCTATAACCAGTTCATGCGTCACTTCGAGCAGAGCTCGGCAAACTTCGAGACTCCTCTATTGGAGTATGGAATAAAATACAAGCAGCTGTCGGTTAATCCGGTCGCCGCCCAGCTCATTCAGTCGGAGACATTTTCCCTCCAGGATGTGTGCAGGATTTTGAATATCCCACCCCACATGATCGGGGAACTATCACACGCCACATTCAGCAACATTGAGCATCAGACGATACAGTTCGTGCAATACACTCTCCGTCCGATTGTCAAGCGCTTTGAGATGGAGATGGAGTCGAAGCTATTCGCGTCAAAAGACATCGGGAAGTATGATGTGAAGTTTGTCCTCGACGGCCTTCTCAGGGGCGATACGGCGGCAAGGTCAACCTACTACCACAACGCGATCCTTGACGGCTATATGAGCCGCAATGAGGTTCGTGAGCTGGAAGGACTTCAGCACAAAGAGGGTCTCGACGAGATGCTGTACCCTCTTAATACCGGTATCGTCGGCAAGGAAGAGCAATCAAACAATAATGACAATGGATAAGGTACTATTCAGGACAATAGCGCCGGAGGTGCGCAAGTCAAAGGATTCCCGCAAGGTGACGTTTGTCGCCTCAGATAGCACAAGGGATTCAGCCGGAACAGTTCTCAACCAGGAAGGCTGGGATCTCGACCGGTTCAATAAGAACGGCGTCATCGGCTACCAGCACAAGGTCTATGGCGGCTGGGATGACACAGACAACCCGGACAACGTGATCGGAAAGGGACACGCCTATGTCGACGACGGGAAGCTCATGGTGGACATCGAGTTCGAGCCGAAAGAAATAAACGAGCTGGCAGAGAAGGTTTACCAAAAGGTACTGTTCGGGTCGCTAAAGGCCGTGTCCGTAGGATTCCTCCCTGTCGGCAAAGGTGAGTGGGGCAAGGGTGAGGAGGCAGTTGGTGGAAGCAAACCCACCTACTACTATGCGGGACAGCAGCTGCTGGAGGTCTCGATTGTCAACATCCCCGCCAATCCGAACGCGTTGAAGAAGGCATTCGACGCCGCGGCTGAAGAGATGAATGAGCTCCGGAAGGAAGAGGAAGAGAGGCTGGCGAAGGAAAATTCCCCTGAGCCAAAAGACGAAGCGCCCAAGGCTATTGATGCCTTGGAAATCCAAAGAACACTAACCGTAGCGGAGGCGACTCTGCTCTAATATTTTATAAACAAATGAGAAAAATCGCAGAAATCAGGAAAGATCTCAGCGCTAAGATCGCCGAAGTTAAGGCTTTAGAGAACACCGCTGAGAATGCCGGGGCCATCCAGAAGGGCCTCGATGACATCAAGGCTCTGGAGACAGAGCTTGAGCGAGCGCTGGAGGTGGATGCCGCCGAGAGAAGGCTTGCAGAGGACCACTTTGAGAAGGAGGCGAAGAAGGGACATGTGTTCTCTTTCACGAAATTCCTCCGTGAGTGCTCGGAAATTCCCAACGGTGGCCAGTTGACCGGCCTTGAGAGGGAGGCGGCTGAAATGGGCCGTGATGAGCACAAGAATCTCGGCCTGAAACAATTCGGCCATGTTGTTCCTTCCGCGTTGCTCCGGGCGGATGGACAGAACTACACCACCGATGCCGACGGAGGCTATCTCAAGGAGACCATGCCCGCAAGGTATATCGACTCGCTTAGGGCGAGGCTCGTTGTCGCCAACCTTGGCGCCACCCTTCTCGGTGGTCTTGTCGGCACGTTGCCCATAATCTCCTCCAATGACTTCACCGCCGGGTGGCTCGCTGAGGCCGCTGTCGGTCAAGTCACCAAGCTCACCTTCGCTCCCGGTGACCTGACTCCTCACAGGAACTTTGTCGCCGGAGCGGTGACCAAGGATCTGCTCCGTCAGACATCGCTCGACGTGGAGGCTCTTATCCGCAAGAAACTCCTCGACGCGCATGCCACTCTTATCGACGAGGCGGCTATTACCGGGACAGGCTCGAATAACCAGCCGACTGGTGTCCTGAACACTAACGGTATCGGATCTGTCGCGATGGGAACCAACGGAGCGGCGCTGACATGGCCCAAGATTGTCGCCCTTGAGACGGCCATCAACAACAACAACGCGAACCGTGGCAAACTCGGCTATCTGTCCAACGCCAAAGTCTGGGGTGAGCTCAAGTCTATCGAGAGAACCGCGAACAGTGGACGCTTCCTCCTCGACGAGGGTGGCCGTCTCAACGGTTACAAGGTAGACTGGACGACTCTTGTCCCCTCCAACCTCACCAAGGGCACAGGTACTGGACTCTCGCCGCTGATCTTCGGAAACTGGGAAGATCTCTGGATCGGTTCCTGGGGTGGAATTGACCTTGTTGTCGATCCGTTTGTGCTGGCGACCAGCGCCGAGATCCGCATCATCCTGAACGCCTGGAACGACTCGAAGGTTGTCGAGCCTAAGAGCTTCGCCGCCATCAAGGATATCGTCACCGCTTAATTTGACTGAAATGGGGACAAGAGAACATGACGCGACGGCTTTGTCTTTTTTCTTGGGACGCTTGAAAAGCCATCTGAGGATTACTTCGGATGACCTCGACGGGGAACTTATGGCAAAGTTAACCGCGGCTATCGACTCGGCTGAACACTACATCGGTCGTGTCATCCTCTTGTCCAATTTCGTGGATGTATTACCCTTTTCTTCCAAAGTCGCCTTGAGCCGTCCGCTGATCTCGGTGGACGGCGTCAAGGTTGACGATACCGAGACATCAGACTTTACCGAGGATATATTCACCGGGACATTATTTTTCCCAGAGGATATGACCGGCTATGCGGTTGAGGTGAGTTATACAGCGGGTATGCGACAAGTACCCTCTGACATTGTAAATGCGATCCTTCTGATGGCCTCCTTACTTTTCGCGAACCCGATGGACTCCGTGGAGACTCTCCCGAAGGCGTCGCAGTTGCTCCTTCGACCGCACAGGACTTATGACCTTTTGTAGATATGTCTGACGTTTATCAGATAGGGGACTTTGATGAGATGGTCACTCTCCGGGAGCGAGTTATCGCCACTGGAGACCAGGGCCAGAAGACTTACGCCTGGAGGGATCGATCCCGTGTCTGGGCGAAAGTCGTGCGTCGCGCCTCCGAGATGATTGACAACGGGAACCTTGAGGACGGGAAAAGCCTTGAGGTGCGCATCTATAAGATCAAGGATCTTGACACGAGGTGGCAAGTTCTGGTCGATGGAAAGCCTTATGAGATACGGAACGTCGATAATATCGACCGTATCTCTCCAGTCTGCATTCTTTCATTGTTCGCGATCGATGGATAGCTATGGCGGAGGCAAGGATAGAAGGCGTGAGCGATGTCTTACGGATGTTTGATGAGGCCCCAGGGGAACTTGTCAAAGCGGTGAAAAAAGCCCTCAGAGTGGCTTGCTCAGGGGAGGTAAGAAACCTGAAACGTGAGGTTCCCGCTTTCTCAAGGCAGCTTGTCAAATCTTCAGTGAAAGCCCAGCCGTCTGGCGATGTCTCCGCTGTCTTCGGAATGTTCCTCGACCGTAAATGGCAGGATGAGAGCGGAAGGGTTGGCCCGGAGTGGTTCCACGCATACTGGAAAAACTACGGTACGATCACGGGCCGTGACCCCTCGCATCGGTTCGATAGCCCGGTACGGCGAGCTGAGACGGCCACCGGGCGAAGGAGAAGGAATAATGTAGGCCAGCCGCATGAGAACTTCTACGACCAGGCGATTGTCGGGTTTGAGGAGAGGGCTTTCGCGGCTTTCAAAAAGTCCATGAAAGAGCAAGGCTACGATATAGGATGATGGAAGACCAGATAGGCAAGGCGGTCGTCGAGGCCGTGAAGGATATTCTCCCGTTTTTCCTCTCCGAGGCTGAGTCTGACGAGTACCCCTATGGCGTGTATTTCTATACCCCGGAATACTCCTCGACAAAGGATGGGATATACAAGATAGCCACAGACATGACTGTCCAGATCTACTCGGATGACTTCGATGTGGCGTGGAGCAAGTCGGAGGCAGTCAAGACGGCGATCATGGATGAAATGAACTCCGGGAAATTCTTCACAAGGATTTCTTCGACGTCTAAAACGTGCGTTGAGAGAGTCTGGAATATCGAGACAATTTACAGGATCATACAAATCTCATAACATTATGGCAGAATTTGGATATAACATAGCTTTCAAAGTTAACAACAAGACACTCGCCGGGCGCACCCAGGATGAGTTGAGCATAACTCCGACCATTAAAGAGAGCATCACCAAGGATGACGGAGGAAACAAGCGTCAGGAAGTCGTAGGCCATGAGGTCACTTTCGCGGCGCAAGGACTTGTGGTTCTCACCAATCCGCAGGGAACAACTAACCGTCTCACAAGGGACGACATCATGGAACTGTCCCTCGCCAAGGGAAGCGGGGCAAAGATCCCCTTCTCTTATGCGGCAAGCACAGGCAAAGTGCTCTCCGGGAATTGCGTGATAACAGGCTACACCGAGTCATCTAATTCTGAGGATGAGGCGACCTACAGCGTTAATTTCAAGGTCGACGGCGAAGTCACGTTTGCCGCAAGCTGATTCGGTTATGGCGAAAATAATTATCAACGGGGTTGAGTACCCCATCGCGGTGACTTTCGCCGCTGTCGCGTCATACCTTGAATCCGTCGGTGAGAATAGCGCAGAGGGGATGGAGAACTTCGCCAAACTCCCTCCCTCCAGATACCCTCACCTGATATCCGCATGCGTTAATGAGGCTATGCGGAAAGCGGGAAGTGACGAGAGGCTATCGGTGGAGACAGTCGCTGATAGTGACTTCTTCGAGGTCAACGCCGCGATCACAGCCATCTTTGGGGAGATGGTGCCGAAAACCACGGCGAAGGAAAAAAAAAG